AGGAATTAGCTTTAGTGCTGAGTAGTCGTAAATTAGCGCAAGTCGAGATGCATTCTCAATCTGCTCTCTTTTCTGGTAGAGCCACCTGTTTGCAATTGCCTGAGCAGCTTCAGGATTTGCAACACCAGTTCCAGTTGCAGCAATGTCCTTACCGACTACAACTGCAGGAGCCCTTGTGAAAAGACTTGCAATGTAGGATTCGATGTAGGTGTAAGCATCTGGAGTTTCAACACGAATCATCGTGTCATCAGCTTGAAGTGTGCGCCAAAATTTCGTTTCATAAACGTCACGATACTTCCTCATTTCTGAGGATTTTTGCTGCCAATAGTCATCATGTTCGTTTTTGATGATTCTGATGAGCTTGATGGTTTCTTCTTTATTCACTAATATCTCCTAGTTGGGCCGCAACCCGCGCCGTGGTTTAGAACTATTTTCTGGACACGCCTCTGTTTAATCCAATCTGGCAAAATATGTATGTCTGGCAATCTGACTTTGTCTAAACAGACTGAAGCAAGTGCAAGGGCTACAGCAGAGTCTGAGTGGCTGCCTGCTTCTCTTGGAAGTTCAATAGTTCCACGTTCAGAAACTGTAATTGAACGAAGTTCTTCATACGTTAATTTGTCAATATGGCGCATCTCACCAGATTGTATCACAGATTTTAACTTTTCGAATGCGACTGACTTTGATTTAGCAGATGTTACCCAATCCTTGCCATCAGGTCCTTTCCAAAATCTGCCCCAGCTCTCATGGCGCATTTGGTTAAGAACAATGCCACCAAAGTTGTTTGCTTCTACTAAGACAAGAGCATCCTTGTAGTCTGTTGCAATGTCAATAACAACCTCAGACAAGTTTGTCGGCTCAACAGTGTTGCTTCTCCATACTGCAACTGGTGAACCTGTCATTTTAGAGATGACGAAAATTACTGAATAGTCTCTTCCAACGCCAGCTGCAACGTCAACACCGACCGCATAGGCGTCATTCTCTTTTGGCTCTTCAAAGACTGACCAGGACGGGTCATCAATTGACAGGACCTCAACATCTTCAAAATCTTCTTCCTTAAAGTACGTAGCGCCTGTTACAAGGTAAGCTTCTTCTGCTGAAGCAGGATATTCTCTTCTAAATTTCTCTACGCCTAATTTTCCGATTGTTGAACGGCGCCAAAGAAGCTGTTCTTCTGAGAGTTCGTACTCCTCACGAAGTTCTTCTTCATCAGGACGCCAGCTGAGGGGAATCGGTGAGCCGTCTTCTTCAAGTGGTAACGACATCTTGTAGTTCCTGTGGCTCCACCAAGGAAAGAAGAGACGATTCCAATCCGCTTCTCCACGTTCAGCTCTCATCCATTCTTTATGGAGACCATCGCCCCAACGATTGGCAGTTGACTCCATTATCATCTTACCACCGTTCAGTGCTGCAATTGCTGTTGCTTTTAATTCTTCACTGTTGTCAGCAAATGCAAATTCTGAAATGTGGAGAGCGTTACAAGAGAATGAACGAAGACCGCCTTTACCTTCAGCAGAAACGGCAATGATTCCTGCACCTGTATCAGCAAATCGAAGTTCGTTACCGTTGTCAACAGAAATTGGACGCTGAAGAGCAGGAGGAAGAGAGTCATTCATCCTCTTTATGATTCCGAGAAGGTGTCGTGCTGAGGCCGCTTTGTGGCTCATTGTTGCAAGTGTAACAGGTTCTAAAGAGACAAATGCCTTCCAGAAAAGCCAAGCAACAATAATTGTAGATGAGCCAATTTGTCGACCTTTAAGAACAAGGACATCGCCATCGCCTTCGAGAGCATCCACAATTTCCATCTGTTCGTCATTTGGAACCAGAGCGACCCTATGACCCTTCTTATCTACAATCTGAAGTTTGGAAATAAACTCGATTGGGTCGAGAAGGGTTCCTCCCCACGGACCTTTCAGTAACTTACGTAGGGGGACACCACCCGAACGACCACTTTGGGGACCAGCCATTATTCATCCTCTTCTTCTTCTTCATCATCATCCACAACTGAGAGAGGAGGAGGAGAGCCCCAATTTCCGTAGTCGTCTGAAGATTTGTCATCAGGTTGAATCTCCTTTCGCACCCTTTCAAGGTTGACGAGCGTATTTACGAAGCCCACAATGTCTCGGCCTGAGAATGTTCGTGACTTTCCTGGCACACCCTTTTCAATTTCTTCCTCAGTAAGCTTCAGCATTGACCAGACAAACTGGTGAACGTCACGGTTCCTGTAAGCTCTACGAGCTGCAATACCAACTGTTTCTCTGCGTGGCATGTTCCCTCCATGCAAATAAATATACACCTTTGTTCCACCCAGACCTGTTTTTTTTCTTCCAGGTAGATATATATGATTTATAGGGGCATTACACACCTATGGAGACCGGGATGACAAGGACTAAGAAGAACTGGAAGTTTACAAGGGATGGCGTCGAGCGCACACTAAGTGTAGGAGGCCTGATGAGGGTCTGTGGTGGTGGCGGCGGCCTATGGAATGGAGAACCTTGGGAGGAGATTGTAACAATCTTGGGGTTTGTTCGGGCGAACGGCTCAACTTATAAAGAAGCGGTCTATATCGATTACCTCAATTCCGATGGAAGAATTGGTTTTATTCTCTTGAAGAATTACGGCGGCCGAGAGTGGTGTAGTAGATTTAAGCACATGGACGAATAATCTCTTAGCTCCCGAGAAATTTTTTAAGCCCTCCTTTTTTCTGGGAGGGCTTTTGTCGCCTGTAGAGAGGCCTCCCTCAGATTCCTAAAAAGTCGGTGGGATATTCGGGACCCCAGCAGTGTTACTATGGAACTTAAGATGTGAAGGCCTATGGAAATTAAAAAAGTAACAGTAACAGAGAAACTAACCCCGTAACAGTGACTATTGGAGGACGGCGGTAAATTTGACCCTCCTAAAGAACAGGGCGCGCTCCGCTCCGTTAAATACTCGTGTTACTGCCTTAAATAATATCCTGTTATTTAGCGAGAACATGAACTTTAGCGAGAACATGAACTTAGTGAGAACAGGAACTTAGTGGGTGCTAAAAAAAATACATGTCCTACGATGTGACGGCTTTCTGCGCCTTAGGGTCCCGCAATAAATCATTGATTGCCGGCCGCGTTCGACGTCTGCGGCATGGCGTGGTCATGATTGAACGCAGTGACCAGTGACAATATTTTTTTGTGACTGAGGGGATTGTGACGGCTTTCTGCGCCTTAGGGTGAGAGCGATGCACACGGTGACGTCCCCGACTTAGTGTTCAGAGGCAAACTTGTTCTCGGCACTAAGTTCTCCAAATACAAGCAGTAACACGGGTCACCAAACACATGAGTAACACGAGTAAATGAATAGTCACTGTTATTTTTTGAGTACTTGATTTCGGCAGTAACAGTGACTATACACAATCAAGCAGTAACAGTGCCCACTAAATCACATGTCCCGCTATTTTCTTATTTACATTTAGCGGCGGGCGCCAGGTCTACCGAGACATCCAGAGACACCGTCCAGATAAAAACTATCCCTCAGTTACCACTGTGACCCATTTACTGGGAGACTGAAGCACTGAGGGACCGAGATTGGGGAACAGTATGTAGAGAACTTTTTTAGCCGTCTAGTGGGGGTGCTGCATAATGACCGATTATTTCTAAGTCAGAGGGACGAGACCAGAGGTAGTGAAGCTCGTGACCTGTCATTACATATAGTGCTTCAGACGGTGTTGTAGTAGAGTACAGGTAATAACTTGCAGATGGTAGACTTGACTGAAATCTGAGAGGTTCACCATCTGGCGCCTTTAGGTCTGGGTAGTCATCTACAACAAGACTGACACGCTTTCCCCCTTGCGTAGATGTCCACGAGATTACTTCCCCCTTCTTAGGCCACCTGTAATTTATTTTGTTATAGTCGCTCTCTTTGAATAGGACGCCTGACATCTTCAGTATCCCTCCGATTCACGAGATTTGACCGAGTGACTTCCATTTAAGATTGTAATGGAATCTATTGGCTCTTTAACCGGAGTGTCTCTGAGAACCCCTGAGATAATCTCGTAAAAGGCTGGATTGAATGCTAAATGATTTACCCGGTCGTTCGTAAGTGGCTGGTCATAAGTTCTGAGGACCTGAGATGCCGTTGTTGTGAGAAAAGAAGAGATGACCTTTGTTACCCAACCCACCGAGGCGTTCATCTCCTCAGCTATCTCATTGATTTGCTTACCTGGGATATCGGTGACGTATGCTCTTTTATTTCTCTTAGGGTTCATTTGAGTTGTCTCCAATTGCGATTGTTTTGCG